GTTTTCCTTCCCTACAGACTGACAATGTCAGTCGGGTTTTAACGACTTTTCCTTGTCGAGTTACGACTATAGAACTCTATTTAATTTCTATAGTCGGGTTTGTCTTATGGGTTTTCCTTCCCAATTTATCGAAGAATGCCGTAAAGCGCCGTAAAAGGTACTCCTATTTCTGGTGCAAATGTATCCAATAATAAGACTCCCGCCGCAAATGCCGCAGCACCACCAACAACAGCGAGCGCTTTTAAAGCACTCATTCTGGTTTGCTATTTCGGGTCTACTGCAGGGATTGCTTGAGCTGATTCAATAATCTTCTCAGTTGTAGCAATCATTGCGGGGTTCTTAGGACCTGCATCACGAGCAAGAGGGAAAAACTGACTAGTCGCTGTTGGATAAACCTCAAGACAGACACATGTTTCAATTAAGTAACTAGCATCTGAATTAGGACTTACTATTCGGACAACAGAACTGTCCCAGTCATTATCCCAAGCACAGAGTCCACTTTGGGTAGTCGAACCATCATTTGAAAAAGTCACGAACATGTTATTGAGATCGCCTGTAGCGTAATTGTTAGTTAACGCTTGGGCAACTCCAGCATAATTCTGCAACCAAGGCACTTCATGAAAAGCGCCTTTATGATTAAGTCTGACAACTATCCCTTGTTCAGGTCTAAAGGTGGTGACACCACACGATGGAGTCGAGTTTGGACCAGTAAGGCCCTCAACTTGCATCACAGTCGTTCCAACCTCAACATAATTCAACACTGTACCGTTAATATTAGTCAAATCCATGAAGACACCAGTCGTAGGAGCGGTGTTTGTGCTGGACGAAGTAGTAACAGTAACAGGGTTGCCTAAAGTGGTCGTCTGTCTATAGCACTGAAGTAATCCGGCGCAAGTGCTGGCTTGGCCTGTGTATCGAATTCGCATTCCAATAGATACGAATCTGACAGCACTAGCTCCATATGGAGATACAGTAGGAAAACCGGGTGCTGTGACCCAAGCTCCTGTCGTTCCCATAAGGCTAATAGCTGCTCCTCCAGGTCTGCTTCCATAAATACTTAGGTTAGTCCCATTCATTAATGGGGTTCCAGTAGTAGTTTGTATAGCAAGAGGAGCAGGAAGCCAAGGAAGCAACTGTATAGATATAGTCGCTCCAGAAGCACCGTTGATACTCAGTACATCTTGTTTGTAAAGGCAGGTGAGGATACGTTTGCCACCCATACCGTCCGGTATTTCAGGCGGGTTCTGGGGAGCCATAGCGCTCAATCGACAAGCCATATAATGGTTTTTATTACCAATAGCCATAGTAGTCATACCATAGCTCAATGTTTTCATAATGTCATCGAGAGTCCTTGGCTTTGCAGAGGTCATATCCTTTTGCATGTTGCGTTTACGTCGCATTCTTCGGCTCTTCTTTTTAGGCGTAGAGCTCGGCCTTGATGGCTTGTTATTCATAGCCATCTGGGGTTTGTTCTTGTTCTGTCTCTTTGGAGGCATCTTGGGGTCCCCTCAACCCCATGCAACTCAGAAATCCGATATCGGAAAGGAGCTGAATATAAGCTGGAAATTCAGGATGGTGTTCCATCCCGTCCGTAAACTGCAGCATTTGCATCTCAAACTGCTCAACATCCTTTATTTGGGAGTGCAGGAGATTCATTAAGGCTTTATCACCGTTAACTGGATAACTATATCCGTTGGCGTAAAGCCTGCTGCAGAATTCAAAAGTATTTCCTACCCGATCATAATTCTTGATCCGAAAGCCCATAGCTTTATACTTCTCGACAGCATTTTCGACATAACCTTCAACGGAGTCATCTCCGGCAGCTATGCACCATTCTGCGCCAACTAACTTAGATAGGTACACTCTTTTCCATGAATTACCACGGCTAGTTTTGTACTTTCCGGAATTAACAATTCCGGAGTAGTTAGGGGCGACGAAAGTACCATCTGAGAACATATAGACCGTTTCAACTTCTTTTATCGCCTCACAGCGAACAAGGTGTTTCCAACAAGGACTAGGGTTCTCACAAAGAAGTATTTCTGCTTCAGCACAGTCTTTAGTCATGTATGACTTAACACTCCAATCCCAGCCTTGGATATCGGTATCAACAGCATCCTTATGACTCTTAACATCTTCATAGACGTATTGATTCATTTCGGGAGTAAAGCCGATTCCTGGCTTTGAAGGAATTGTTCGCCAATTAGCGATTTCCTTCTTGTGGAGCGGTCTGTGCAGAAGCATTTCTATTAACTTATCAACTAAGCTAACAGAAGCTATTAGACGTACACGTCCTTCTGCGAGTTTGTTTTGTTTGTGCGGTTCCGCTTTTACGAAACATCGCACAGGGTCAACCAGCTCGCGTTGGACGCGCTCTAGCCGACTCATATTTTCCAATGCCTCAAGGTCAGTACTTAACAAACCTTCGATGCGATCAAGTGTCATATCTAAAAGTTCGTCCTTCATATTATCTATGACGGATCCATTATCTGGATACAACATACATAGTGGTATGCCGGGACTAGCTTCTCGTTTAATAAAAAGGAGCAAAGCTTCTAACTCACCTCTCCACGTATTACGATCATACACATTGAGTGCGTCGTTAATACGGAAAGGGAGATACTCTTTATTAGTTTCGAGGATACATCTAACTCGATCAGCATCAGGTGGTGGTTCTACTTCTATGAAACGGTCGCATTGCAATTTAAAGCTTATTTTCTCAGCCTCAGCCCCTCGGGGAGGCCAGGCGAGCTCTGAACAGCTTGGGCGTAACTCTTTGGCTTTTCGCCAGTAGTCACTCTCCTTGGTCTGTTTTGCAGAGAAGAGCTTGTATTTGCAGCGACCGACGACGTTCGACTTTTCGGAGAACTTCGTTGGTTCTGTCCACTCGTAGAAATCGCCCCACCTGCCGGTGGGGATATCGGGTTTAAAGGAACCGCAGTGGCAAGTCCTTTAGTAACAGTTTCCTTATTACTAGGCTTCCTTCTGCGAACCCTTTTCCGCTTCAATGGTGGAAAGTCCGCTTCCTCAAAAATGGTGGGTAAAACTCGCGTAGTTTCTTTAGCTTGAGTTTTAATCACTGTTTTGGGGGTCCTTTTAACCACCTCGATATTTTGTTTCCTAGAGCCTCGAATATCTCCAAACGATGAACCTTCTATGAATTTAACCTGCTGGTTAGCTGGGTTAATCTTCACAGCGATATCACCGTCGAAATCTCCAACGTAAGGAGAAGTATCAAGTGCACGCGCCAGTTTTCTGTCGACACTAACTTCTTTCGGAAAATCTAAAGATTTTCTGATGAGTTTGGCATCAATTACAGAGTGGCCGCCATTTTGGTTGGTAAGCTGGCCTTTGATGAACATTTCCATGTTCTCCAATTTCTTTTGGAGAGCATCGATATGTTGGAGAATTTTATCCTCAACAACGACCGGGAACGTTCCTTTTATGGCATCCTTCTTGTCGTTCATCGCCTGCTTGACACCATGTACCAATGGCATTCCGCATTTGACACAGGAGTAACCTGCTTTAAGATGGAGAGTCAAGCACTTTGAACAAGTCCAGGGGCTCTCTTTGCGATACCTTTTGCCTTTAATGCGTTGGTTCACATGGGCGCCGAGCTTTCCAGTGTCAGTCACGTAGATTTTCACTGGAGGTGCTTCATGCTTAGTTTCGTGCTGCTCATCCATCCATTCCATCATTTCACCCCATTTTCCTTTGGTTTCCTGCTTAGCCTTTTCGTGATCAGCTTTGTACTGATAGTACTTTTGATTATCGTACTCTTCAAGTGCTAGCTCATCTTCAATCTGTTGTTCACGCCTTTCAGCTTCCGCTTCCAATCTAGCATCCCGCTCTTCCGGCGTCTCTTCGTGAGACTCTGGGTCTTCTGCGTTAGTATCGCCATTTTGAGCAGTTTCTTTACGAGATCTAAGAAGCTCAGGGATCACACCAGTGTTGCCGGATTTTCCGCCTTCTATATGAACACCGACAACTTCATGCCGGATGTTCAATATAGGAGCTCCAGAAGAACCTTCAACTGTTGACGCAGCATAAGTTATCATCCAAGGGCGATCCGCTTTCATTGCCATACCAAGAGTATAGCACGGTTTGCCATCAATTATCTGATTAATTAAAATGGGAGACCCTACATTTAAGTGGGTAGCCATTTTCGCCTTCTGAAGACCCAATCTAGAACAAATTGTGTCTGAGACTTCAAAAATGAGATAATCGAAATCGGTATCAGTGGAGAAAGCCAGTGGGACAACTTCAATGTCGTCTAAGCGTATCGCTTTACCATTTGCATTCAACATCACATCAGCCTTTCTATTGTATGATAACACATGATAAGCTGTCATCAAAGCCGATTTACCAGCATAAGAAATGCGGCAAAAATGGCCAATGACAATTCCATCAACAGTGAAATATCCTTGGAAAGCCGGAAGTGAAGCCTTGAAACGTGGAATCGATCGTGCCAGCATTGTCTCCTTAACTCGCTCTTCCTTAAATCCTTCGAAGGAGGGAGCAGAAGCCAATCCTAAAAACGAGTTCTGGGTCAATTGACGGTCGGCAAAGTAAACTTTGTCTCCCATAATTCCCTTCACGTAAGGTCCGAATTGGTCGTAATAAATTGGAGAAGTGGTTCTTTCACAAGTTGGTGAAAGAACTTCTGCTTCATGCAATTCAACGTCCAAATCTCTTCGGCGTTTGCGGTATTCGGCATGTTTAGTGCGAATCCATCTGAAAGGTGCGAGAGAACACACCCACATCAGACAAGTTGTTTTAATCAAAGCATTGAGAGTGGATCTTATAAGATAATAAAAGGCACGTAGGAAAAATGAGATAACAGGCCATGAAAGTCGTATAGCACTAGCTATGACGACTATTAGAGCAATCCAAAATAAAACCCGAAGTTTACCAACGAGTTTTTCTTTAATGGCTTCTTCTTCCACTTCAAGGAAAGTAAGAGTGGCATTTAAAATGCGCTTCTCCTCCTCTACAACTTTAGATAGAAGACGGCTCATGGTGTTTAAAGTCTCATCAGGTTCCCACGGACCAAAGCCCTCACGCTTCTGCCTGATGTTGTTGGGCGCATCTATAGCGGACGCGCCTACGCAGGAGATGAAGAATAGTGCAATAACAATTAAAATTGTCAGATGGTTTCTGCAACCATTCTTCGCATGCTGTTTTCCGCATGCAGATGATAGCGTACTATCATCATCGAGAGTAGAAACTCTCTCGTTTATGTATTCAATGTTTGAAGACATTTTAAATTTTAAAAGTTTTATAAATTTTAATAACATAAACGCTGTTCGATAATCTTCTC